CATTGACTCAGTTGACTTCTCACAGGTTGGAGAGAACAGTGCTGATACAGTAAGAAGGTCTATAGATGGAACTAAGTTTGTTTTAAAGTGGGACACTGAGCCTACCTTTATTGCAGATGGAACAATTGTGCCTATATCTATTTTGGGATATGAGGCTTGTTTAGATTTAATGGCTACTGCAGAGTGGTCAGAACCCGAAGAATTAGAATAAGATGGATTTACTACAGGCTACAGGAGAAGTTGTTAATGGAATGGATGATGTCCATTTTAACATGAAGGATGTTATTTACTTAGTTACCCTTTTGGTTAGTGCATTAGCAGGTTGGTTTACTTTAAAAGGTTCTGTAGAAAAACTAAAAGACAGAATGGAAGTGGTTGACAAACATATTGATACTTGTCAAACAGATGCTAAAGAAGAACAATTAGCAGCTAAACACAGCAGGATTGGTATAAGAAAGCAGCTTCAAGAAGAAATGAAAGATCTTACAGATTTAATGAACAAAAGAGTTGATATTGTGAAAACTGATTTAAAAGAGTTTCAGAAAGAGAACGCTACTGAAATAAAGAACATTAATGACCAAATTACCGCTATAAAAACAGACACATCTGAAATTAAAGGTATGGTTCAGATTCTTATGAATAAGAGTCAAAATTGAATGGTAAACCAGTCATACAGCTTATAGCTGCTTGCATTGTAACAGTAGTCCTTCTCCCATTAGGACTGCTTTATAGTTTGATTAAACCCGTTGTAGACTCTAAATCAAAGCCTCCTTTATTTATTCTAAAAAAGTTTGCCTTATACTGGCTTAATATTCTTATCCAATTTTGGAGATCATTCAAATACATCGCACACCACACTGCTTTGTTCTTAGATTACACTTGGAATGTATTTGCTGGAGAGCTACTGGAAGACATTATAACATGGAAGGAGAATACTTGGTTTGGAAATGGAAAGACAACTGTATCAGCTTCTATAGGACAATTAGAAAACAAAAACTCTTTAAATAAGACAGGTAAATGGTTTTCTTCTTTTCTTAACTTTGTATTCAATGAAGAGGATCATGCTCTTAAATCTTATAATAATCAAATAAACCAACATGAAAACAATAATCAACAAAAAGACCAAAATTGCAATAGCTAATGAATCTGGTGAACAGGTTCCAATGCTTTACACAGATCTTATAGGAATATGTCTTAATAACCCTCCTCAAGGTGGTTGGAAGACTGATGAAATGCGTAAAAGAATCAAGATTGAAGATAAACTGGAAGGTGTCAAAGAAGATGGAGAAATAAAGCTAGAAGATGCTGAGTGGGAAAAGGTTGTAGAGTGTTCTAAAATGCCCTGGCAATTTAAGCACAAAGACATCATAGCTTTTGAAGATGCCTTGTTATCAGCTGAATAGGAAATGTTAGAATAAATAATGTTTAAACTTTTTTAATTATATTTGTTTAAACATTAAAAATTTTAACATGGAATCACAGGTTGCTAATGAAGCTCCAGAAAAAGAAATTTCTCCAGAGGAATACAAAAAAATGAGAACTGATGCTATTAAGCATCTAAAGGATGAGGTTACCTATCTAAAAGTAGAAGCTGAATACCAAAAGCTGCAAGCTGAAATAGAAGGTTATAAGACTCAAAGACTTATGGCTATACAGAGACAGGCTGAGATAATGTATACACCTGATCCAGAATCTGAACCACAAGAGCCTAAAAAAGAAAGAAAGCTTAAAACTACATAAGATGATTGTTAAGAAAGGATCTAATCAAACAGCTCTTGTTAAGGAAATACAAGAAGTAGTTAAAGCTGTTGTAGATGGTATTTTTGGTAATCAGACTGAAGCTTTGGTTATGAAATACCAAAGAGAAAACTATCTTGTTGCAGATGGTATAGTAGGGCCTAAAACTTTTGAGTGTATGGGTATATTAGATACTGATACTTCAAAGCAGTATGAGCCCATACCTGATACCTTTTATCACAAGCATTATCTTCCTGATGGAGAATATGTAAATAACTTTACTAATAAAGAGTACATATTTATTCATCATACTGCAGGTTGGAATAATCCTTACAAGGTTATTGATTCTTGGGGTAGAGATACCAGGGGGCGTATTGCAACTGAGTTTGTAATAGGGGGTCAAAAGATTGATACAGGTGATTCTACTTATGATGGTGATATTGTACAAGCATTTCCTGAAGGTTATTATGCATATCACTTAGGATCTACAGGATCTTCTTATATGCATAGTCATTCTGTAGGAATAGAGCTTTGTAATTTTGGTTATCTAAAAGATGGTAAAACTTATGTAGGAACCAGAGCTATAAAAGATCAAATATGTACACTACCAGACCCTTTTAAAAGATACTCTGAGTGGCATAAGTATAGTGATAAACAAATAAAGAGTTTACAGTTATTAATAGAGCACATAGCAGAAAGAGATAATATCAATGTTAGAGAAGGTCTTCCTGATCTAATAAGAAAACACGGCCCAGTAAAAGCATTTGATTTTAATGAGGATGCTTATAATGGAAAGATAAAAAGTTTGATTACTCATACTAACGTAAGAAAAGATAAAACTGATTGCTTTCCTCAACCTGAGCTTGTAGATATGCTGCTTAGCTTATAAACCAACAATTATGGCTGAAGTTAACTTAGTTGAGAAAAAGACCAAAATGAATCATACTGATATTATTAAATTTCAGTTGATGACTTATTGTTTTATCTATAAGAAACGCCTTAGTGATTCTGAGCTTAACTGCTTGTCTCTACTAGGGGCTTATGGAGAATATGAACTAGGAGACTTTTGCCTTTTACCAGAAATATCAAATGAGGAGGTGAGGAATAAACTTGGCTCCTCATATGATAAATCTATACATGGTAAAGGTATATTCTCTAGTGCTCAAACAGTAAGAAACTTTTTATCTAAAGCAGAAAAGCTCAACTTGATACTTAAACAAGGTAAGAATACAAAGAAGATAAAGATTAATCCCAATCTTAAAATACAGACAGATGGGAATATACTTCTTAAATACATGATGATACATGTTACCAAAAAAAAGTAAGCACTTCATATTACCTACAGCAGAAGAACTCTCAATGAGCTCTGATCTTGTAGATGATGCTGTTTCTTTTTTCTATGGGGAGCTTCGTAAAGACTTGGTAAATCTTACGTCTAATGTAATACATGTAGATGGTTTATGTTCATTTAGAGCTAAGAAAAAGGAATTGCCAAAACTTATAATCAAGTATGAAAAACATCTAGGGGTTCTTGACCCAGATACTTTTAATCAAGTTGCAACAAAAAAAGACTTACAAAACAAATTAGATAAAGTTCTTGCATTAAATCAAATGATTAAAGATGAGATGGCAAGAAAAAAAGAATTTTTAGAGAAAAAGTATGGGAAATTTAAAGGATATTTGGAAGAATAAGAAGTTGATTATAGAAGGAATGAAGAATTCAATAATTAAAAAAGAGGTAGTTGAAGAAGTAGCTGCTGAAAGAATGAAGATATGTGATGAGTGTCCTCATAAGGATACTAAAGGAGATAGCTGTTTTATTCCAAAAACTCAACCCTGCTGTTCTCTATGTGGATGTACTCTACATTTTAAACTAAGATCTCTATCTGCATCATGTGATGATAAAAGATGGGATGCATTAATTTCTCAAGAAGAGGAAGATGAATTAAACTTTTTGACTGATGAAGATTGAATATAACGGAATCATAATAAAAGTAAGAAAACTTAAATCAGGAGTCATTGATATAACTATTGATGCTCCTGAAGACCAACTCATAAATATAGACACCAACTCAAAAAATCCAAATCAAGATGGCAATTCAATTTACCTCAGCGACTCATAAGTATGAGAGCGTTGATAATCCAGAAAAGAAATGGCTTAGTGTAACTAAAGTTATAAGCCTATTTAAACCAGAATTTGATAAACAAGCTGTTGCTGCAAAAGTAGCCAAGAATAAAAAATCAAAGTGGTATAGGTTATCTGCAAGGGAAATTATAACCATTTGGGATGCAGAAAATAAAAGAGCTATTGATTTAGGATCCTGGTATCATGACCAAAGAGAATCAGAGCTACTAATGTGTGATACTATTAAAAGATCAGGAATAGATCTTCCTATTATAAAGCCAATAGAACAAGATGGTATAAAACTTTCACCAGATCAAACTCTTACACCTGGTATATACCCTGAGCATCTAGTGTATTTAAAATCTGCAGGAATATGTGGACAAGCGGATAGAGTAGAAGTAGTTGGCAACCATCTTAATATCTATGACTATAAGACTAATAAAGAGATTAAAACTAAAGGTTTTACAAATTGGCAGGGTATTACTGATACCCTTAAAAATCCACTGAATCATCTAGATAATTGTAATTTCAATCATTATGCCTTACAATTATCCCTATATATGTATATGATGTTAAAGCATAATCACAGTCTTAAACCTGGGATAATGGAAATACATCATATTAAATTTGAGAAAGAAGGTGATGATGAACACGGGTATCCAATAACAAAATATGATCAAGAAGGTAACCCTATTGTAAAAGAAGTAGTACCATACACTATACCTTACCTAAAAAAGGAGGTGATAAGCATAATAAATTATCTTAAACAAAACCCAATATCATGATTAAGCTTTTTGAAGTAGAGAATAATACTATAATACCTACAGAGCATTGTTATTCTATCAAGTGGCTAAAAGCTATAATGGATAATCATGAAGAAAATCATCTTAAGATATATGCTTATTTATTCTACATGTGCTGTCCAAGCCAGGAGAATCCTTATTTTAATCTAAGATGGGATATGAGAGAAGAAACAATCATAAATGATTTGGATATAGATTTCTCTCTAGAAGAAGATGATATACAGATTGCCTTAGATAAAGCAAAGGCTATGTATGAAACTCCTACAGTAAGAGCTTATGAAGGAATTAAAAAAGCTCTGGATAATATAGCACACTACATGGCTAACACATCTATTACAGATGGTAGAGATGGTAACATTGGTCAAATACGTGCAGTGGCTAAAGATTTTGATAGCATAAGACAATCTTATAAAGGTATTGTAAAAGATCTTGAAGAAGAGCAGCAGATTAATGTGAGAGGAAGCCAGCAACTTGGTTATGATCAAATGTAAGAACTATGTATGAAATACCTACTTATGATAATGGTAATTGGACTTATTCTAAGTTTAAAGATAGGATTGAGTTTAGGGATTTTGTAAAATCTACTTTTAAGGAGCCTGGTAAATATGAATTAGATGAAACCTCAGAGCTCTTTAATGAACAAGCTAGGCTTTTTAGAGATAGGGGTAATATCTATTGTATTGCTCAATTTCGTAGTAAGGATTACACTAAATACTGGGATACTGAAAAAGAGAAGTGTAGAAAAGGTGTAATATTCCACAATAACAATAAGACTTGGTATCTGCCTAGAGATTATTATATGTGGATTAACTTCTTACCTATCTATGATAAGATCAAAAAGAGATTTGACTTTCCTCTAGTATGGGACGTTCAAATTCATATGGCATTATATGAAACGCTTGCAGAACTGCATTACAAGCATGCTTCTATAACTAAAAAGCGTCAGATTGCATCTTCATACTTCCATGCAGCTAAGCTTATTAATCAGATCTGGTTTGAAGAAGGAGCTATATGTAAAATGGGTGCTTCTATAAAAGATAAGATTAATCTAGAGGGAACATGGAAGTTCTTAGAAGAATATAGAGCTTTCTTAAACTCAAACACTGCTTGGTATAGACCAATGAATCCAGGTAAAGTTATGACTTGGCAGCAGAAGATTGAGGTTACTCAAAACGGCAGGAAAAAGGAAGTAGGTTTAAAAGGCATGCTTCAGGCTATGTCATTTGAGAAATCAGATACTAAAGGTGTTGGTGGTGCTTGTACTTACTTCTTCTATGAAGAAGCAGGTATTGCTCCAAGAATGGATAAAACCTTTGAGTATATACGTCCTGCAATGCAAGCTGGTGATATTACTACAGGTATGTTTATAGCAGCAGGATCAGTAGGTGAGTTAAAAGATTGTGAGCCTTTAAAACAAATGACCCTATACCCACAAGAGAATGATATATATCCAGTAGAAACAGATCTTATAGATGATAAAGGAACTATTGGAACTAGTGGATTGTTTATACCTGAGCAGTGGGGTATGCCTCCACACATTGATGAGTATGGTAACTCTAAAGTACAAGAAGCATTAGATTCTCTAGAAGAAACATTTGCTACTTGGAAAAAAGAATTACGTCCAGAACTTTATCAATTACGTATATCTCAGCATCCAAGAAATATTAAAGAAGCTTTTGATTACAGAGAGGAATCTGTTTTCCCTCTTAATCTAGTTGCTGAACAGAAGAGATATATAGAAGAAAAAGAATATCCCTATGAGTTAATAGAGCTCTCTGAAAGAAAAGATAGTACTATTCTAGTAAAAAGAACTAATAAACTGCCTATAACCAGTTTTCCTGTAAGAATGAATGAAGAGGATAAATCTGGATCCATAGTAGTTTGGGAAAGACCTGATGAAAAACCTGAGTGGGGAACTTACTATGCTTCTATTGACCCTGTATCAGAAGGTAAGACTACTACATCTGAATCATTGTGTTCTATTTACGTTTACAAATCTCCAATTGAAGTTACTAGATTAGATGAGAATGGTGCAGAAACTTTTATAGAGGGTGATAAGATAGTTGCAGC